CAAAGAATTAAGGTGGGTTAAATATATTAATGAAACAGAACTAACTGTAGTCTTAATTAATAATTGTCAGATTAGTTTAAAGGGTGCGGACAAGTCAGCAGATAATCTTAGGGGTGTTGGTCTTAATTTTCTTGTACTGGACGAGTTCTCAGACATACCAGAGGAAGCATGGAGTGAAGTTCTTAGACCTACCATTTCTGACAAACATGTTAATGGTGAGGTGTTATTTGTAGGCACACCCAAAGGAGTTGGTAATTGGTCATTTGATATGTACCAAAAAGGTAAGTCAGGTGATCCAGAGTGGGAGTCATGGAAGTTCACTACAGTAGAAGGTGGACAAGTAGAACCACACGAGATTGAACAAGCAAAAAAAGATTTAGATGAGAGAAGTTTTAAACAAGAATACTTAGCTTCATTTGAAACATACTCAGGCGTAGTCTATTATAACTTTGACAGAGAGAACAATGTTAAGCCTTGTAAATATGATCCACAAGCTATTATCCATGTGGGCTTAGACTTTAACATTGATCCAATGTCAGCTTGTTTATTTCATTTAAAGAATAATGTAGCAGAGTTTTTTGATGAGATAGTTATTTACTCCAGTAACACAGATGAATTTATTGATGAGTTATTAGGAAGATATCCTAAGAATAAGATTGTAGTTTATCCTGATCCAGCTTCAAGACAACGCAAGACTTCTGCCGGTGGAAGAACTGATCTTACTATCTTGACCAACGCTGGTTTTAATGTTAAATGTAAATCTACTCATGCTTTAGTTAGAGATCGGATTAATAGTGTCAATTCAAGATTGAAGAATTTTGATGGTTCAAGGAATATATTTATTGATCCCTCTTGCAAAAACCTTATTAATTCGTTAATGAAACAAATGTATAAAGAGGGTACGAATATACCTGAAAAAACTGGACACGATCATATGACAGACGCACTAGGTTACGGCATAGAATATATCTTCCCTATTTCAAGTACACTTCCACCTTCACAACCTAAGAGATTTAGCTAATGGCATATTCAAGACAAGAAATTCTAAAACAACACGATCATTACAAAGCATTTGCAGACAGATGGCAATATTTTATCCGTTCTTATTTGGGTGGGGAAGAATACAAAGAAGGTAAGTTCCTACAAACCTACAACCTAGAACTAGAGAATGAGTTTTACAAACGATTAAAATTCACTCCATTAGATAACCACTGTAGAAATGTAGTTCATATTTATTCATCATTCCTATTTAGAATCAAGCCAACTAGAAATCTTGGTTCATTAGAGCAAGACTCTACCATTAATATGTTCTTAGATGATGCTGATTTAGAAGGTAGATCATTCTCTCATTTGATGAGAGAGTTGCAAACTTACGCTAGTGTTTATGGTCATTGCTGGGCTATCATGGACAAACCAAACTCCAATGCAAGAACTAGAGCAGAAGAATTAAACCAAGAGATTAGACCTTACTTAAATATCTATACACCTGAGAATATTGTGGATTGGAATTACACCAGAGCAACTTCAGGAAAATATTACTTAGATTATTTAAAGGTTAGAGAACACAAGGACAGCCAAAAAGAAATATATCGTGTTTGGCACTTAGACAGAATTGATACAGTTAGATTGAACAGCGTAGGTGTTACTGACCCTGTGGTTATAGACTCTGTTGATAATCCTTTAGGACAAATCCCAGCAGTTATTTTATTCAATCAAAGAAGTCCTATGAGAGCAGTAGGTGTTTCTGATCTAACAGATATAGCTGACTTACAAAGAGCAATCTATAATGAGTTATCTGAGATTGAACAATTAATTAGATTATCCAATCACCCTTCCTTAGTTAAGACTAGAGATGTTGATGCTTCTGCTGGTGCTGGTTCTATTATTGAAATGCCAGACAACATTGATCCAGCTTTAAAACCTTATATTCTACAACCATCTGGACAGAACTTAGACTCAGTATTAAAAACTATTGCCATGAAGGTAGATGCTATCAATAGACTATCTCATGTGGGTGCAGTTAGAAGTACCAGCGAAAGAGTAGTGTCTGGTGTTGCACTTAGAACAGAGTTTCAATTACTTAATGCAAGACTTGCTGAGAAAGCAAACTTAATGCAATTAGCTGAAGAACAAATTTGGAGATTGTATGCAAGATGGCAAGACAAATCTTTTGATGGGGAAATCATATACCCTGATTCATTTGATCTTAGAGATTGGGCAACTGATTTAGAAGTATTACAACAAGCCAAAGCATCTAATATTAAATCAGATACTTTCACTAAAGAATTAGATAAACAAATAGCTAGAACAGTTATTGAAGATGATGAAGTGTTATCTAAAATTGATGAAGAAATAGACCAATCAACTACAAGGCTTGGAGAGTTTCCACAGACACCGATAACTACTCCAACAGTTTAATATGGCTAAAGACCTACTGGAAAAGTTAGGAGAGTATAGGCAAAATAAAATAACTGACTTATCTGATATCCAAGTTGAACGCTTACAAAAATCATTACAAGAATTAGAGAACTTAGTTATTAAAGAGGCTAGTCAAATCAATCCAGCCAGAGGTAGTTTAAAACTAAGAACTACTTTAGCATTGGAACTAAGACCAAAACTTAAAAAACATATTGAACAAACTTATCTATTAGCAGTACAACAAAATATATCTGAGTATGACAAATCTGCTGGGTGGTTACTAGCTACCTTTAAAGAATATCCTATTGCCAAAGAGTTTAAAGAAATTACAGAGTTAGATTTAACAACCATTCAACAATTAAAGCGTGGTGCTTATCTACCCTTTGAAGATTTAGGTAGTGAGTTTGTTAATGAGTTATCTCAAGAAGTTTATAACAGTACCCTTACTGGAAAACCTACGGAAAGAATGATTGCAGATTTAAGAGGTAAGATTAATGGTATCTACCAAACAAGTGATAATCAAGAAGCACAAGAGTTAATAGATTTTGTATCTAACAATCCTGACAAGACATTAGAAGTTAAGACAGCAGTTGAAAGATTACAAACCATTTATGGTAGAGATAGACTAGGAAATAACTTTAGAAGATACGCCACACAATTAACGCAAGATTCTTTAATGGGTTTTGATGGTCAGTTTGCTAAGTATAGATCAGATGAATTGGGACTAAACTCCTATAGATACACAGGGACTACTGTAAGAGATAGTAGGGATTTTTGCAGAAATACTGTAGGTAGGGTATTAACAGAAGAAGAAATTAGAGATATTTGGAGTGGTCAAGTGTGGACTGGTAAATCACAAGGCGATCCATTTATTGTTAGAGGTGGTTATAACTGTCGCCACCATTGGCAACCAGTTAATTCTGATTGGGTAGATTCCGAAGGGAACTATAAATTAGATTGACAAAACAGGCAGTAAAATAATATAAGGAGTAATACAATGAACGAGGAACAAAACAAGAACTCGGTGGAACAAACTCAAGTTCCTACAAAAAATGAGGAAATAGTTACTGAAGTTTCTAGCGAAGCTAAGGTGGACTCTAAGGCTTTTACAGAAGATCAAGTAGAAGCAATAGTTCAAAGAAGATTAGAGAGGTATAAAAAAACCGTATCTAATAAACTTGATGGACTTGACTTAGAAGAAGCTAAAAAACTTCTTGAAGAAAAGAAACAAAAGGAACAAGAACTTGCCTTACAAAGAGGCGAATTTGATAAAGTGTTAAAAGATACAGTATCAAAAAAGGATAGTAGAATATCTTCTTTGGAATCTGAGTTACAGAAGATTAGAATTGACGAAACATTGGTCAATACAGCTTCTCAACTTAAAGCAATTAATCCTAATGAAGTGAAAGCTTTATTAAGAAGTTCCTTGAAGTTAAATGACTCAGGTAAAGTAGAAGTAGTTTCTGAAAATGGAACTCCTCGCTACAATGATAAGGGCGATATAATGAGTGTGAACGAATTAGTTGCCGAATATCTAAATAACAATCCACATCATGTGGTCGCTTCCCCAAGAGGTAGCGGTTCGCAAAGTGGGATTGGTGGCAATACACTAAAGCCATTTAATATAGCTGATTTAGATTTAAGCAAAGCAGATGACCGCAAGGTTTATGCAGAGTTTAAAAAACAAAGAGATCAACAGGGTGGATTGAAGGCAAAAATAATAAATAACAATTAACCTAAAGGACAAACAAACAT